TCCAGTACCTAACGCAGTTTGCAACGGAGTCGGGTTAGGCATTACTGTTGATTGATATTGTCCTGGTGCACCAGATGCAATGCTTGCAATACCTTGACCAAGATAACCTAATCTTTCATAAGGTTCATATGCTGCAAGTCTATTTGCTTCTCTAGTAGCATCTAATTGAGCCTGCGCTTGTGCTTGTTGAGTCGCGCCCATTTGACCCAATCCTGTTACGTCGGCTGCTTGTAATTGTGGAACAGCTCCAGCTAATTGCATTTGATTCATATATGCTTGCTGTGCTGCTTTTTGAGCTTGACCAAAACCTTGTTGTAATAAACCTGATTGTAATAAAGCTCTGTTTAAATCTGATTGTGTTTGATACTCTGATCTCATAACACCTTCTCTTCCACCACCTAAATTTCCTGTTCTTGTTGCAAGATCAGCTATGCCTTGCATTCCTTTAGCGGCCTGCTTGTCATACTCTGTCATTGTTGCATCAATTACATCTTGTTGATACGGCGACATAAAAGATTGATAACCTGTTGGTCCTGTGTAAGCTGAAGCTTGTGTAATGTAAGGTTGATAAGCTCCAATACCAGCACCTGCTAAATTGTAAGCTTGTGTTTGTAAAGGATCTTGTCCTGCAACTTGTGGTGCAAATTTAGTTGTATCTAACGGCGCTGCCGTCATTGCAGTTAACTGGGTTCCATAATCCTTTTGTAAATCTTCCACATATTGTGGTGGTAACATTTGTGTTTGTTGTACAGCCATTATACTACCGCGCTTAGCCTTTCCGAAACTTCAAACATATCTGAAGCTCCTTGTTGTCTTTTATTTTTAGCCTCTAATTTTTCCATAAGATCTTCCATACGTTCTGCACCTAAATCTATGTCTCCATCTCCTGCACCTCTAACAGCATCAGCTGTCATTACGAATTCATTTACACTTAATCTTGCTGGTACATCATCAGCTTTTTCTTCAGCTCCTAAATCAACAAAGCCACCAGTTTCTCTGTAATCTTTTTCCATACCATCAAGGTCCATGATCCCTGCTTCTTGAGTAGATCCACCTTCAGCCATGTACATTTGACCTATGTCTCCTTGACGATATAAATCTGCTTGTTTCATTACTTCTGTAATACCACCTAGTCTATCCTGCATTGCTGTTTTTCTAGCATCTTCCATTGTATATTCTGATGGAATAGATTGACCACCTGCGTAGTATCCTGCTCTTCCACCTTCAGCCATGATGTCTATATTTTTAGTTTCTTGTGCTCCTAAAAAAGGATATTTAATTCTAATTGCTTTTAATTTTTCTCCACTTGGATCTTTCATAGCTTCAATAACTTCTGTTCTAATTGCTGATATACCTCCAGGTAATCCTACTCCTCTATCTAGAATTTCTAATTCTTCTTGTGGTTGAGTCATCGCTGTATACAATCCTGCAGCTCCTGATACACCTAGAATACCTAACATTGCTTTAGTGCTTAATTTAGCTTCAGTTATATTTTGTAAAACTCCTTTAATTGGACCATACTTTTTCATATTTTCTATAAGAGAAAGATTTTCTTTATCTACTTTACTTACCGCTTTAGTTAAATCATAACTTTTAGATCCACTAACAGCAGGTGAATCCGCTGTTGTTACAGATTCAATTACTTTATCTATTCCTGTGCTTTCATCGACTGGTGCTTTTCCTTTAAATAAATTAGAAATATTATACTGACCGCCAAAAGGTTGAGTAAATGTTTTTCCTGTAAAAGGATTGGTAGCACTTACATTTTTAAATCTTTCCATACCTGGAGACAATGTACCTAAACCATAAGTCATTAAACCAGATTTAAGACCACTACCTATACTTCCTGTTCTATCAAATTTTCCTAATCCTGCAGCTAATGCGGCAGGTAATGCAAATTGTGGAGCAACCATTGCAACAACTGGAGCTGCAACTTCTGCAACTCTTGCTGCTTCATTTGGTATTAATTTTCTGACCGTTCTTTTTAATTTACTTCCAATTCCATAACGTCTTCTTCCATCAAGACCTGCTATACCACCATAGGCATAACCTGCCATGGTTTGTCTTCTAAACTCTTCAAAAGACATTGGTGTAAGTCCTTGTTCTTCCATGTCAAATACATATTTTTGATATTCTTCTACAAGTAATGGATCTGCCTCAGCTATTTGCATAGGTGCTTTTGGTCCTTCATTACCTCTATACTTAATTGAAGGTGCTCCTGTTTCTAATTCTTCTGAAATTTGTATATCTGTTATTGCCATAATTTTGTCTTATTTTACTCGGGTTTATTATATTACTGTGTTTTTCCCCACAAATCAAGACTTGGCATCATTACATGAATATCTCTTTGAATGTCTTCTTCAGGGATATTCTTCGCTTGCCACTCTTCTTCAGTCTTATATTCTTCTCCTGTTTTCTTATTTTTTATAATTGTGGTTATTTTTGTTGGTTTTATTACTTGCATTATGATGTTACCTCTTTCTTGATGTTTAGATAGCTAACAGCCACGTCAAATGAGTCTGTGCTGCCAGCTTTAATTGTTAGGGTTTTTCCACCCTCTACTATTAACGGTTGGGTTAATAATTCTTTAGTTACGTTAGCAGTCAAAGCTGCTGATTTAATAGTTGTAATAGAGTTATTTGTAACAATAGGACTGGGTGTGCCAGCTGACGTTACTAAAATAGATTTAATAACATATGTTTCAGTAGCTAAAGGATTACCAGAACCAAAAGGATTTAGTTCTCCATTGCTAGTATCATCGTCTATTCCTACAAATTTATATTGATTAACAACAGCCATTATTCCATAAAGAAGGCTTTAGCTTCTATCTCCTGTTTTAATTCTTCTTGAAATGTAGTGTTTAATTTTTCAAGAACAGCGTCTAAATCTCTTACAAGTGATTGTGCAACGTCTTCTCTATAATCACTACTAGCTCTAGTTAATGTTTGTACTATCTTCGCCATAGATCTGCTATGCCTCCTTTTGCACCATGAAAACTTTGACCAAAACCAGCGCTTCCACCAGGTCTACCGCTTTGACTTCTACCTGTATCAGGAACATCTCCCCCTGTATCTTGTTCATGTCCAGACCAATCAAATGTTTCATTAGTAGAACCAAATTGATCTGCTATCCTATCTAGGTTGGCTTGTCTTACTGCTAAGGCCTGTTGATATTTATCTTTTTGAAATTTACCTTTATGAATTTTACCAGCTTCATAATCTCTTGCATATTGATCATAATAACCTGAATAGCCGGGACCAGTTGTATGAATACCAAATTGATCTTGAGTTGTTGTATTACCATGTCTTAAATCTCCATAGTATCCATAATCCTGTCCCATATTTGGTGCACCATATGCAAAACTTCTACTCATGGCACTTGAAGGATACTCTGGGCTCCTAAATGCATTCACTAAAAAACCTAATCCTGGAATGCCTGCCGCTGCTCCAACCGCACTGGTAATTCCTGTTTTAATAGGGTTAATTCCATATTGATTTGCATAATTTTTAAGTTGCGTCAGAATACCTTGTCTATATGTGTCAGGATCTCCTAGAGCATATCCTTCCATATCATCAGGGTCTTGTATATTGTCTTTAAACTGTTCATTAAATTCTTCTTCAGTTCTAAAATTACTTAAAGGAGATTCCTCATAAGTGTTACCGTCATCATCTACAATAACGGCATCCATCATTATTCCACCATTACTTTTTTGAATTCTACTTCCATAAGTCTCAGTCCAGTCTCTCGCGATTTCTGGTTCGTTAGCAAATAAATATCTTCTTTGTTTCTCAGATTTAAAAGGCATTATCTTCTTCCTCCTGCATGTACATCTAACCTAAAAGTTCCTAATTTCCAATTAGAATCTACTGCTGTGTTAGATATCTTAACTGCAACCGATCTACCTCTAGCCCTACAAGATTTATATTGACTAGAAGAAGTAATAGAAAAAGGTCCTAAAGTAGAACTAACTAATGTATCATTAGGAAAATTTCTTAATCCTAATTCTACACTGGTAGTTCCAGCTTGTGATATAAAGTCTGGTAAAAATCTACTTACCCTCATCATATATTCTCCATCTCCTCTAAACGTAATTCCTTGTCTTTGATCTTGAGTGATATCAAAATCTCCAGATAATATATGAGAAGGAACTGCATAAGTAGTCCCACCTTTAATATAGTTTACTCCTGTTTCATGTTCATAATAAATAGTAGTTCCATCAGTATTACCTGTTACATCAAATGAGGTATCGTCATCTGCATCGTATGCAGTTGCATGAGGCAAACCAAATACAGCAGAATCTTGCCACGTAGTTCTTTTAAATATAGTACTAGCGTTCGTATACCAAATAGGTCTATTAACTGTAGAGTCTAAATAACTATAACAAACATTTCTATCAACTATATTAGAGTTAGAAGTTGGATAAAACCACATTACTTCTCCAAATAAGTTATTAATTCCACAATAGATTAATTGATTAGATGTTGTATTTAAATTATCATAAACATAGTCTTCAACCAAACAGTCCATAGATTCTAGTTTACCAGTAAATCTAAAGAAACCATTATCAGACATCCAATAGGCAGCCCCGTCAACTTCTACAGCTGCGTTCATTCCAATTAATCCACAGTTCGTACCTACTTGTTCGAATGCGAAAGTAAAAGGTTGACCTACAAAACGCATGGTGAATAATGAGGTATCCGTCCAAACGTAAATTGCATTTCTACCAAGCTTAGCTCCCATGATCCGTGATCCGGCAGCCAGTCTTTGTGTACCAGCGGTATTGGTTGCAGTAGGTGCCCATGTGTTGATATCCTCCTGAGAGGAGAATCTTATAAACATATCATCTTGTGATGATGTAGTTCCAATAGTTGTTTCTGTTCCAAATAAAACTAAGTGACGATCTGGTGTTGATACTAACATATCTCTAGATGCAGTAGGTGCTCCAGTAATGATAGTAGCTCTAGTGGATTCTGCATTAGCAGCATCAGAATCCCATTCAAAAACCGCACTGTTGTGAATTAGAGCAATGAGTTTTGAACCTAGGTTATCTAAAGACCATAGACCTGGATCAGTAACTTTGTCAGTGTTAGCTGCAGCTGATCCCCAGCCAGTCCATTGAGATGTGTCTGTAACAGTAGCACCACTAGAATGAGCAGCCCTTGTAGAGTTTCTTACTGCTCTAGTAATACCTGTTAAATCATTTCCAGAAACTCCTGTGTAAGAAATTTCTTCTGTTCCTACTTGAACATAATTTGTACCTGATGTTGGAAAGCCTGTTGTGTCAGTTAAAGTAATGGAAGTTCCTGAACCTCCTGTTCCTGCAGTATCGTTTAATAAAGCTCCATTTAAAGTAGTGGTAACAGATCCTAAAACCTTACCACCAAATAAAGATATACCCCATCCAAAAGCTCCAACTTGTTCAGCCGGTCCGACGTGATAATATCTATAATAAGTTATTCCTCCTGAAGCAGAAGCTCCACTTCCTGTTTCAGCACTAGGCATTGTAATAGTAAAATTACTTGAATCTACTATTGAAGTTACCATAAATTTTTTATCACAAAAATCTGATGATCCAAAATTAGAATCTGTAATAGCACTAAAAGTTGAAGAGTCACCAAATAAACAAATGTCTCCAGCTTGAAAACCATGAGAAGAAGCTGTAATAGTTACAGTTGGTGAGTTATTAGTAGTAGTAAATGCATTAGAGATAGCTGTTCCTGATGGATTAACTAAAGGATGAATGTCATAAAAGACACCTCCAGTGTATACATATAAAATTCTATTGGTTCCAATTGCAGCGTACTTTTGAGAATTAGCATTAACCATATGATGAAGTGCACGAGTTGCACCGGTTAATTTACTTTCTCCTAATTGATTCCACCCACCTACTTTTTCAGGTGTGCCATATCTAAATCGAACGTTTTCACCTTCGACCCATTGTGCTTCAGCCCCTGTCGGTGTAATTTGTTTATTGAACCCAGGTAAAAAACCTATTTTTTGTAACATATAACTCCATCATATTATGTATTCCTTATTGGTGGAATACCTAACATCGGCCTTTTGTCGAACCTGTTCTTTTCAGCAAAAGGACCA